AACGTTTTATCCAAGATAAAGAAATCACGCTTTTTTCCCCTCATGATGTTCCTGATTTGTATGAGAGTTTTGGGACCGATAGGTTTGATGAGTTATATTGCAGTTACGAATCTAATCCAGACATCCCCTCCAAGCGAGTCAGTGCTCAAGGATTAATCCTAGACCTACTTAAGGAGAGAGCAGAGACTGGTCGTCTATACTTGATGAATATTGACCACTGTAATAGTCATTCATCATTTAAAGACAAGGTCAACATGAGTAACCTATGTCAAGAGATTACTCTACCTACTGACCCTATCAATCATATTGATAGTCAGGATGGTGAGATTGCTTTGTGTATTCTATCTGCTATCAACGTAGGTAAACTTCGTAGTCTTAGTGAGATGGAGAATCTATGTGACCTTACAGTAAGAGCACTAGAAGAGTTGATTGACTATCAAGAGTATCCTGTACCTGCAGCAAAACGCTCTACGTTAGCACGTAGGTCACTCGGTATAGGTTTCATTGGTCTGGCACATTATTTCGCAAAGAATGGTGTGCAATATAATAGTCAAGAAGCGTATGACCTCACTCATAAACTGACTGAATCCTTCCAATACAATCTACTTAGAGCATCTAATAACATTGCTAAAGAGAAGGGTGCATGCGACGCTTTCCATCGCACAAAATACATTGATGGAATCCTCCCAATAGATACATATAAGAGTGAAGTCGATGAATTAGTTACAGTATCATACGAGTATGATTGGGATTCTTTACGCGATGACATTGCAGAATGGGGACTCAGGCACAGCACTTTGTCCGCACAGATGCCTTCGGAGAGCAGCTCCGTTGTGTCAAACGCAACCAATGGAATCGAGCCACCTCGAGACTACTTGTCCATTAAGAAATCCAAGAAGGGACCTCTTAAGCAGATTGTACCACAGTTTACAACTTACAAGAATAATTACACGCTCCTGTGGGACATGCCTAGTAACGAGGGATACATTAATGTGACTGCTATCATGCAGAAGTTTTTTGACCAAGCAATCAGTGGCAACTGGTCATACAATCCAGAAAACTATCCAGATAATGAAGTGCCTGTTTCTGTAATGGCAAACGACTTACTAACAACATACAAATACGGTTGGAAAACATCATACTATCAAAATACATACGATAATAAGAAAGATGTCGATGCAGATGCTGCTAAGACAGAGCAATTAATTAATGATATTCTTCATGGCACAGAGTCAGAAGAAGACTGTGATAGTTGTAAAGTTTAAATGCAAAAACACATGAGCGTAACGGTATTCAACGAGAAGAAAACTGATACCAAGAAACAACCAATGTTTTTTGGTGCACCCCTAGGGATGCAGAGATACGATGAATATAAGTATCCAGACTTTGATAAATTAACTCAGACACAATTAGGATATTTCTGGAGACCAGAAGAAGTCTCCTTACAAAAGGATAGGTCAGACTATAAGACACTGACCGAGCAGCAGAAACATATCTATACTTCTAACTTGAAGTATCAGATTCTCCTTGACTCTGTGCAAGGTCGTGGACCTGGCATGGCATTCTCACCTTACTGTAGTCTTCCAGAGTTGGAAGGATGCATGGGTGTCTGGCAATTTATGGAGCAGATACACTCACGCTCATACACACATATCATTAAAAATGTATACCCTGACCCAAGTGAGGTCTTTGATACTGTATTAGATAACGAGAAGATTATCTCTCGTGCTAAGTCAGTCACCAAAGCATACGATGAATTCTTAGAGGTTGTTGGTGAGTATGCAGACAGCAACTTTTGGAAGTCAGGTTGGAAAGACTCCCCTACTGCAGAGTGGACACTTAGGGATGTCAAACGTAAACTTTATAGAGCTATTGCCAATGTCAACATCCTTGAAGGTATTCGTTTTTACGTTAGTTTTGCTTGCTCTTTCGCATTCGGTGAGCTCAAACTTATGGAAGGGTCAGCTAAGATCATATCCCTTATTGCAAGAGACGAATCGCAACACCTTGCGTTAACACAGAAGATACTTTACAAATGGAAGAAGGGTGATGACCCTGAGATGCAGCAGATTGCACAGGAAGAGAAAGAGAATGTGCGTCAGATGTTTGCTAACGCAGTCAAAGAGGAGAAGGACTGGGCAAACTATCTCTTTTCTAACGGTAGTATGATAGGTCTCAACGAGAAACTACTGCATCAATACATCGAGTGGGTTGCTAATAGACGCATGAAAGCAATCGGACTAGAAACCATGTATGATATACCCGCAAGGAATAACCCCTTGCCATGGACTGAGCATTGGCTCAACTCTAAGGGTCAACAGAATGCTCCACAAGAAACAGAGATTGAATCTTATATTGTTGGTGGTATTAAGCAGGACGTTGACAAGAATACATTCAGTGGTTTCAAATTGTAAAACAATGACCAACATGAATGAGGAAAAACAAGGATGGTGGGACAGGCATTCGTGGCCTGGACCTGACCTCTGGTATCAGGGACCACTTGAAGTTTTTAAAACAGGTGAAGAGAGATTTGAAACGTCACAAGAAGATACCAAACCTTCCTCGACAGAGGAAAAAACGTAACAAATAATACCGTATACGGTTTTTGTTACACACTATTGCTAAATAGTAGTGGATATGTTATGATGTCCACACGTTCATCCAAATGGAATCTTTAGCACTAGCACTGATTATTTCCAAGCACAACAGTTACCATTGGCAAATGTCGTGTCAGGAGTGGAACAACCAAAGGGTAGAGATAATGAGTAATCCTTATCACACCCAAGATGCCAAAGAGTATCTTATAGATTACTTTAGGACTAAGGTTGACGGTGAGTGTGAAGCATTCTACATTGGACGCAAGTAAGCCGACTCGGAACGGAATCGTTCATCCCATGATACATCTACTCGGACTCCTACTAGCTACAAGCACTCTCACTTGCGCTGACATAGAAGCAAAAGTGAGAAAAGTTAGGAATCATGAAGACCTCTCACCAGAGGCGAAGGCAGAAATCATCGTGCTCTATCGTGAGCACATGACAGAAGCACTTGGAATAGATTGTTTGTGGGACGCAAAAGCCGACTGAAGGAACGGGAATTAAACCACCCAATTACTTTAGGAGAAACCAAATGGCACAAGTCACATACAGAGGAGTTCAGTACGACACAAATCGTCCTAAGCAAATCGTGAATAACAAGAAGGAACTCGTGTATCGAGGAGTCCCAGTCAACAAGGAGGCAGTATGCAAGTAGTTGCAGAAATTTCTCTTGGAATCGCAGTTGTTTTAACTTTAATCTACGGAGAGGTTCGTCTTCTTCAAGCGTTAAGGGTATAAGACAATGCTAAGAATCCATTTTAGCTGGGGTGCACCAGATTTACCAGACTATGATCCTGAGAAACACGACCCTGACAAAGTATTCGCAATGCTATGTTACAGGGGCATCCATTACGCAAAATGGGTATATTTACAACCTTTTAATATGACACACTGGAATCTGTTTGACCCTAGACAAACAGAGAAATAACATGTATAATATAGGAGACCTTATGGTCTCCTTTTCTTTAAGAAAAATATGGACTACAATAGAATTAAAGAAATAGCACATCAACTTAAAGAGTTGTCTGCAGAATTAGAAGATGCTATCAAGGAAAACCCAGATAGATATCTTGAAGCATCATACAATGCTCCTGCATCAACTTTATCTTATAAGGACATTATTGAATAATGGAAAGAGAACCTTGGGACTCACCCCTAGATGATGAGCAATCATCAACAGAGCAAGAATCTGGTGACATCTTATTTGAAGACGAGCCAAGAATCAAATTGAAATTTACAGATTATAAAGGTTGAAAACACAAAGTGCTAAAGGAAAAGGCAGACGCTTTCAACAATGGGTAAGGGACATGCTCATTGAGCATCGTAATGTACACCCTGAGGACATTGAGTCTAGGAGTATGGGTGCAGGAGGAGAAGATATAATCATGGCAAGGGATGCTAGAAAGAAATTCCCATTCAGTATTGAGTGTAAGAATGTAGAGAAGTTGAATGTATATGAAGCATACGCACAGGCAGAAGCAAACTCAGGAGACCACGAGCCTATACTCTTCATGAAAAAGAATCGTAAGAAACCTCTAGTGGTTGTGGACGCAGAGTGGTTTGTCAAGAATTTCGGGGTTGACAAGTAGGAAGGTCACCTATATAATAGATGAGTTGTACCTAGGTAAACCAATGGAGTATCAAGAAGATTCCGATTTTCTGATGGATGCTGTAGAAATACTTATTGACCAACTGCACAGTTTAGTTAATGAAGGACGCATTGATGACGCTATCGTTGTCAGTGAAAGAATTCGTGAGTTGCAGGAGATGCGATGACCGTTGTTAGTATGTTTAGTGTGCCCCTCATACACTATGAGATTGCGAATTGGCATATCGCCAAGAAGAAAATCAAAGAGGCACTCCCAGACATACAAGAGTCTATGCTTGAATCTAACGGACAAGTCTACACAGACTTCTTCGATGAAGAATTAAAGTATAAACTACCTGACTGGAGTGATGTTGTCATTGATATCATCACTCCTTATCTACAAGATTTCACAGGGAAAACACGTGTAGAATTTACTGACATGTGGTTTCAAACTGCATTGAAAGGGATGTCACATGGTTGTCATAACCATGGTGCTTCTGGGTGGTCGTCAGTAATTTACTTGGACTATGATGAGAAAGTGCATCGTCCAACTAAATTCTATTCTCCATTTAGTAACCCTTGGAATGGAAAGTTAGAAGACTATTTGCCACCAGTAAAAGAAGGTGACATGGTAATCTTTCCATCCCATATCACACACGAAGCAGAAGATAATACATCAGATGTGCCACGCACAATCATTTCATATAATATGAGAGGTAAAACTGACATAGTCAAACGCACACTCTGGGATGACGAGGGTGACCCCAAGATAATTATTAGAGAATACCGAGAAGACTGTTGAAAGAAATTGTAACCTACAAAGGTAAACTATGTGAGAAGGAGTCAGACTTTATATGGGGTGACTACATCGAAGAGGATGTAGTAAAAGGACTATATCATTTCTGGCATCATCAAAACATACTTGCTCGTCATGAAGGCATGGTCTATGAGGGTGGGGATAAGTATGTTGATAAAGAGTACAAGGATTCACTAGACTTACATGTCCCTGTTTCCTTACATTTACCTGAGATTCACAACTATTTGATGTCACTTCAAGGGGTATTAAATAAATATCTCGAGAGGTTTCCTTTCGCAGAACTATCAAGATTTGAAATAGTAGAGCCGCTATCCCTCCAACACTATCCTATTGGTGGTGGATTTAAAGAGTGGCACACAGAAAGGGCAAACTCTTCACCTGGCAATGTCTATAGACACCTAGTGTTTATGACATATTTGAATGACGTGCCTGACGGAGGCACAGAGTGGTTTCATCAAGACAAATATGTCCCTGCCAAAAGGGGATACACTGTCATATGGCCATCAGATTGGACACACTTCCATAGAGGTGTCGTTTCAAACACATCGGAAAAATTTATTATTACAGGGTGGTTTTCTTTCACATAGTGTGCTATAATGACAAGGTTATACAAACCTCACATGAAACCTATTGTCATCACAGAGCGATTCCCTTACCGATATGTCGAAGCAGGGACTCTGGATAACGGAT